GCTCATCGGCAGTTTCGCCTGTTTATAGCTAACGATGAGGTAGAACAAACATCCATAGACCATTACGTTATAATGGATGACAATTACGATCTAGATGTAGTAACAAAGAACTTCAAAGAAGTTAATACTCTTGAGGTTGCTGCCGCATGTGATAAGCGTCTTAAGGATCGTCAGCAAATTATTAAGCCGAGAACTCCGCTAGTTCGTGCGTAGGGGGTGGTGCCGGTATCATAGGGACAACCTATGGAGCAATGTTAGTAGGCTTAATGTTACCTTCACGAGCAGCGCTCCAAGCAAACCAACGTACCCCCCTCATCCAATACCATCTCCTAATACTCCACATCCCGTCTTCCTTTAGAATCTTGTTTAGCTCTTCATCTGCATATATCCTTGTTTCACTGGGAAGTAAACCAAGCCTCATGCACTGATAGAGAGAGTCGTGAACAAGAGAAGCACGAAGAGAGTTCTTAGAATCATACGTAGGACCGCTTGGGCCATCCCACGCATAGCCTTTGGATATAGTTAGCACACCCTTATTATTAAGAGTAATATAATCTGTAGATATATCGTACCATACAATATCAATCTTTACAGAGAAGTCGCTAACAAGCTGATATTTATATCCCGATTTATACTTAATACTAGAAACTACTGATGACATTGGCATTACTGCCCTTTTAGAATATTGGAAGCAATGTCTTGACGAGTCTAAATACGGTTCCAAACGCCCCAGGATCTGACACTGCTACTGGAACCCCAAAAGCAGCACCTAGTGCAGCGAGTTTCCCCCAATTAGCCTTAGCAAGAGTTTTCAGATTTCCTATACTAAGTACATGAGACTCAACATTGCTATAGCCAACCTCACCCCACTTCAACTTATCTTCATGTATCCTCTCTAGCCACTCATCGTAAGCTTTATCCGCAGCAGCCTTTGCTTTACTGAGACTTTCTCTTGCTCCTTCACTCATCCGTTCATTCCTCCATCTTTCTCTACATCGTTTAACCTATTATACGATACCCTCCACCGCCAAAGTAAAAAGGCTATAGAGAGTGCCATGAGTACAATGCTAAGACTTGTATTAATAACTCCCATCCACTCCGCAGTAACTGTAGCAGCACCGGGAGCAATCGCAGGAGCGGTCTTTACTATCGCCTGAACAGGAGCGGTCTGGAGATTCATTACGATTTACTCGGGTGCTTCCGGCCAAGTTGGGTCAGCAGGGTCTTCAGTAGTGGCTGGGAGGTCACGGAGTTCTTGGCGATAGGTTGACCAACTGGCTTTGGCTTCGTCGGCCAGCGGCGAGTCGGTGTACTGCGTCCAGTCGCTGGAGGCTAATTTGGCGTTACGCTCTGTACGAAGACTAACCAGCGCCTGTGCTGGCTTTTCTTCTTCCCAAGCTGCTTCTTCTGCATCGCGTTGTGCGTTTTCTTCGGCGGAAAGTTCCACGGTAATGTTGCCTTGTGAAGAGGCAATAATTTTTGTTCGTGATGTCATAGGTTTGTTTCCCTTAAACCATTTCTAATCATGTTAGTACCTCATTTAAGATGTAGCTATGCCGTACAAACTAACTGAGCCACTATCAAATGTACTGGTTGATAACATAAGCTGAACTGCTGTTACTGCTGCTGAAGCCACAAACTGTCCTCCGTAGATAGTAGACCCTGATATTACGTTCAGAGACTCATTGTACCCTGTAGCCTGACCATGCATAAACCGGAATAGAGTCCCTGTAGCAGTTAAGTTAGGGAAGAATATTACACCAGAAAAGCCCTTTGTGGAATCGTCTTCCGTGGAGTCATTAATCTTAATGGATGTTGCGCCTTCAGCGTTAACGGACTCATATCCTGAAGCACTAGACCTATTCGTTACTAGTCGGTATCCATATCCATAGTTCGTAATGTAAGTAGGAGTTCCTCCTGTTCCGAAGCGGATACCCATATCAGCACCAGCAGCACCAGAAGCTACGCCAACAGACTGCAACATCATAACGTATGCGGTATAGGTGCTATCATCTAACCCTTCAAAGTCTATTGTCGATGGCGTTCCGCTAATAGCAACCGTACTTATTAAATTCCAAGCCCCACCAGCAGCAACAACCGCCGCTCCGCTGGCCTTAGTATAACTCACGCACCGCCAGTCACCACTTGCATACTCATACATAACCGCGATATCACCAGCCGCCGTGGTGATGTTAGCCGCTCCCGGCAAGACTAGATCAGTGGAGTGGTGGGTAAATGTAAGAGCGCCATCAAAGTGCAAGGTGACGTATGATCCTATACCTTGGGTGGCTATGGAGGTTATGGTTGTAGTGCCTGTGACATCGAATTGATTTCCGTCCTTACCTAAAGTGAGTGATGTTGCAGAAGCAATATCTGAACCTTTAGTCTGCACGAAGTAATCATTAACTTTAACACCACCTGTGCCATTCCCGCTTAAGGTAAGGTCGGAATTTGTCGTTGCGCCTGTAACAGCATTGGCCTTCAGCGTTGACATTACTTTTCTCCTTTATTCGGGCGCTGACGGCCAACTAGGGTTAGCAGGGTCTTCGACGCTTTCCGGTAAGTCTCTTAATTCTTGTCTATACGTTGCCCAATCATCTTTGTCATCATCATCAAGCGGCGAGTCAGGAGATTGTGTCCAATCACTTTCGGCTAAGAGATCGTTACGCTCTCTGCGTAGCCTCTCCCAACTATTTGCGAGATCATCGGCATCAGCTTGGGCTTGGTCGTTAACGACTGTTTGGGCCGCTTCATCGACAACCCAATAACTTGGTGATCCACCGGGATCAGGGACAACGAAACCGCCGTAAGTCGTAACGTGACTAACGGCATCAGCCTCGACTGCGAAGTCTTGGTACTTGTCCAGCTTTCCCAAGGTAGATTTTACGATTGCTATATGTTTTTCCATGCCATTTCCTACTCTACTGTGGTGTTAAAAGACCCACCATTAAAACCAGGCCCACCAGACCCAGAAAAACCGAATTCTATTTGTGTTATAGCGGCTGATAGAGCTTTTGTTCCTCCACCTATAAATAAGTTTGCTCCGCTCTGACCCATTAATGAATACGAACACACCCAATCATTATTTGAGCTATCCCCTAGTGTAAGAAAAATATGCCCTGATAATTGATGGCCTGCGTCTGATGTAAATATTGGAAAATAATCTTGAGTATCAGTCTTTGTTGTTCCGCCTGTGGCGATATTATACCCTGAACCGTTTATATATAAAGTTGTCTCAAGACCGCCTGCATCTCCTAGTCTTAAAAATATAATACCAGCACCAGTGCTAGCAGTTACCGCATCCATTTGAATTATTATTCTTTGTGTCCCCGACGCGATAGATACATTGTGGGTAGTCCCTGAACTTGTATCAGTTTCCGTACCAAGTGTAATCCCACCACTAGCCGCCGCTTCTGTCTCTACCGACATAACCTCAACCGTGTTAGCCGCTGTGGCATAACACATCAACCTATCGCCTGTGGCCGTAGTCAGGTTGGCCGCGCCGGGGAGTTCAATCCCTGATCCGTGGGTGATGGTTAAAGCCCCATCGAATTGGAGCATGAAGAAGTTACCGGATTCAACCGTCATGACACTGAAATTTGTAGTTCCGGTTACGTCGAAGTAATTACCGTCTGTGTCTATAACCAGTGGGGAGGCTGAAGCTATATCACCACCCTTAGTCATCTTTAGGGTTGAGGCAATGGAAACGCCCCCGGTCCCCAAGCCGTCGAGACTGAGATCGGCATTTGTACTAACTGCCGTTACAGCATCTGTCTTTAATGTTGACACTTGTTTTCTCCTTTATTAGATAACTGTAAAAGTCGCTCCACTAGAGACTGTCAAAGTCACTCCAGAAGCAATCGAGAGAGGGCCAGTAGCACTACCGTTATCGGTAGCGGCTATAGATACACTGTTATTTAATGTCTGTTCATTCACACGAATAATATCAGCACTAGTACCTAGTGGACTGCCAGATTCACCTAACCATCCGCCGCCGCCAGCAGCAGCTACGGGAGAAGCCCCACTATTAGGGAATGGCATAAATAAGAATGTAGAAGTAGTTAATGCGTATACAAGAGCTAGGTCATTAGCAGCAGCTTGATAGTTGGTATTACCAGATACAGTAATTGTGGCACTATCTACGACAGACGCTGCGGCATCGAAGATTAACCACATAGAGTCACCAGCACTCTTTGGAGTACCAAAATCTGTGATGGCATTAGTGCCTGTTATATGAACTGTGTTGCCATCAAAGTTAGTCCATATGTTTGTGTCACCAGCAACAGAAGCAATATTCGCGCCCTGAGAATGGCTTATGAATCTGGAGTTGGTGTCGAGGAATCCACCGAGTTGCGGGGTGAGATCATCGCTCACATCGTCCATATCTCCAGCGCCAGTTCCATCATCACCCGATCTAGTGAAAAAGACAGATACCTCATCTGCATCAGAAATAGTTCCATTAGATACTACAAAACCAACCCCTATCTTACTATACGTTGACGCAGAAGTTACTGTCCCTGAGATATTAAAGATATGAAAATTAGATACATCCGAATTCTTTGAGATCTTTAATGTACCCTTTATAGCAGAATGTGTTGAATCATCCCAACTATCAACAAGAGTATTAATACTAGCTCCACCATCTTCTAAGTCATCAATATAGAAAACTGTAGCACTGGACGCCGTGCCGTGGTTAAGCCAAACTTTGCCTACTCCCTGATCTGTATCAGTTGTAGTTGACTCCCACGCCATAGGAATCCCACCTCCAACTGAACCTGTTGCACCCGTCGCACCAGTACTTCCTGTCGAACCAGTTGATCCTGTCGAACCAGTTGATCCTGTAGGACCAGTTGATCCAGTATTACCTTTATCTCCAGAACGTGAGAACTGGAAGATACAATCATCTGATGATGACCAAGAACCACTACTAGTTACATGGGCAACAGTTAATTGCAACCAGCCTGTATTGTCCGCAACAGCAGATATAGAGAACACAAAGAAAGTAGACGGAGTACCAACTTTCTTTCCTACAAGATGACCACCTATAGTACTCGTACTATCATCCCATGTAGCCACAAAGTCTGATAGGTCGGGATTACCTGTGTCATTAGTAGTAGCATCAAAGGAAATAGATGTGACGCTGGATACAGTAGCATTGTTAAGGCGGAAATCCCCAGCCCCAGGATCAGCCATTGTAGTAGAAGTATCAAAGTTATAATTAAGTCCGATAGATGAAATAATAGTAGCTACTGAGGCAGCGGCACTCGTGGCAGAGGTAGCCGAATTCGTGGCAGAAGTAGCAGCGCCTGTAGCTGAGGTAGCAGCAGCAGTTGCACTAGTAGCCGCAGCGGCTGCTTTTGTAGTAGCTGTCGATGCACTTGTAGAAGCATTTGTAGCCTGTGTAGCAGCCGTAGTAGCAGAACTGGCAGATGCGGTAGCTGAAGATGCAGCAGCAGTTTCGCTAGTAGAGGTTTTGGCAGCATGGTGCAGGGATGAATAATCATCCACCTGATCTCCACCAGCAAGAGCGGAAACTAGACTATTCTCAGCTTTGTTAGCCCATTCAGCAGCATAGGCAGCTTCAGCAGATAAGTCATTACCGGCAGCATCAAGAACACTACCAGCATTGGTAATGCTATTACCACCCATATTAAGATTACCGGACATGGTGTTATTATCACCACCAGTACCGTTAGTACCAAGTACCTTATCAAACTCATCCCGCAACGCTTGGAAGTTGCTATTCAGGGTGGCTACTGAGTAACGTCCACCCGCAGGGAATGTAGATATTGTTGGACGATCACTCATTGTCTTCCTCCAGTTTGTACATCAAGTATTAGTCTATTTATCTTGGTAAAAACACTCTTCATAGCATTAGCAGGAATAGGCGCATCAATACCCATATCTTCTAAATGCTTACGAAGGGCTATTAATTGTGTAATAGCATCATTAGCTATACGATTCTGTAACTTAGGAGCACCAAAAGCATCTTTAAACTTCTCTTCAAGATTATATCCAAACTTTTTAATAGCCTCTACATAAATTCGCTCTGTCTTTTGTTTGCTATATTGTTCTACAATCTTACCTGGGGTGATGCCCCAAATAAACTGAAGATCTCGCATCCGTGTGCGTTCAACAGGAAGTCCTCTTAATCCAGAAGTCATATAGGTCTGTACAGCATAGGGATTACGCCAATAAGCTTCAGGTGTAACAATATCTCTATTGGCCGCATCCATCCAACGAGACACGCTACCAACTTGAGAGAATACCTTACCTGTATTACGGGCTAAGGCAAGCAATGCACCTCCTACCTCAATATCCCCTGCCAATAACTGGGCGGCAATGCTTTCAGGAGGAATACTATCCAGTAGAACAGCACGGAAATCATCTCCTCCCATAACACGAGCCCCAACATACATCATTGTTAAAGGATTTAGCATTGATGTAAGACCTAACTTTCTTGAAGCATCAACCATATCCTGAAGCACCGAAATTGAGACAATCACCTCCCAAGGGTCTTGCACATCCCAAGTCTCCCCCATAAAGTTACCAAGAGCAACTCGGTTAGCGAAATCAATTTCCCCTTCAGAAGCAGCAGCAATAGCTCCTTTAGCAAAGAATCGTTGCACTCCTTCTGTAGATACGAAACCGTTGGAGAAACTCTCTAAATTATCCCCAAGCATCTTATTAAAAGCATTAGCCTGATCTTGGAAATACATACGATATAAGG